ATTGAAACGTATGAACGTTTCTCAGAACGAGATGGATGCGTCGGGGATCACGGGCCTTCTTAAAGAAAACGATTTAGTTACATTAGAGCAACTAAGAAACACATATCGGAAATATGCCCCTAAACTGAAAGTTATCCGTCCTCATGTGAAGGCCACAGATGCGACGAACAAACAGTATCAACGCTGGCTCCCGATGCCCGGTGATTACAGCAGGATGATAGACCCTGAAAGTGGGGAAATAATTCAAAAGTACAATGTCACTGATTATGAGGAGCTCGTTTACTTCAACGATGTTCCAGATAGTGATTCTTTATATACCGCTCGTCGAGATACAGGCAGTCATTCAGAGTATGACCGCACTCAAAACTCGGAGTTCATTCGAGGTAGGATTGGGCACAGCCGAGGTAGTGTAGTCACAGAGTTTGATGACCCTACTGTTAACGCAGATTTTCCTAACGGCGCGTATGTCATTGAAGAAATACAAAGTGATTTAAGTAAACAGGTTGTTCCTATCAAAGAGGGTGGGGATGTAAGACAACAGCTAATGCTTCGTCTTAATTCTGCCGAACAGCTTGGTCGAGATAGGATGAAAGACTTCAATGAGCTTCTTCAAGACGATGAGCTCATGCACGAGATAAGTTCTTTTATAAATATGGAGCATGAATTTAATACAGGTTCTTTTGATTTTGCTCCTGATGCTCGGATACGCCTTAACACTCAACCAAGAGACAAGACAGCACTTGATGATCCTGACAACATACAAGAATATGAAGTTCAAAAACTGAATAACGTGTTTGCCTATTTAAATGGGTCTATGAGCGAAAAAGCGTTTCTAGCTCAAAACAACCTGAGTAATAACAATAATTTTGTTGATACTGCCCGTGGTGAGATGAATTTCGGTCAGTATGTAGTCGCACAAAAGAAGGCTGGAAAACTCTCAGCCTTCAGTTCAAAACTTGAAGATGCTTTGGTAAAAATGAACGCTGTCGTGGATTCAAAGGCAGACATTAAAGCTCTGAAAGACGACTTAATGGATGGAGGGGACACTGTTCTTCTGAATGCTGATACAAGAAGAAAAATAGATGAGGTAGTTGAGCCATATATCGAACGGATGCGTCCTTTGTTTGATAGGAAACAGTCTTTGGCTGAAGAGGCGGCGGCAGGAAGGGTGCCGAAAAGCATTGAGGTTTTGGAATCAAAGAATCCAGAAATCCAAGCAAAGCTTAAACAGCAGATGGCAGCATCTGACGAGTTTGACGCGATAACGGAACAACTAGACGAAGCGGTTAAACAGCTTCAAAGAGATGATCCAGAGGCGTTTGAATTATTAACAGCATTAAAACCGGAACTTGTTTCTCCCAAAGTGATGGCGGATACCAAGCTCATAAGTGATCAACCGAGGCTTTTGAACGATTTCCCGTTTGCTTCTGAAACAGACTACATCAAACATGTGGTGGACACGATTGTTCAGAAAGCACAAACCAAAGGTTTGAGTGGAGTTATTGTTCCAAGTTGGGAAGAGATAGCTAGACTTAGAGGTGTGAGAGAAGACTCTTCGGCCTGGAACAGATACAGAGAAACATACAAAGACACCGTTTCGAAAAGGTTTAAAGAACTTGAGAAACAAAACCCTGGGTCAAAATATGTGCCTCGGGTTAACATAGATAGTCCTTTGATTGACAAACGTACAAATCCAAACCAGCCGGCTATTGGTTACACTTTTGCGCCTTTATCAAGCAATCAAAAGGTAGATCCTCCACCACTTACTTTGGCAAAAGGTGGTGAAGTGAAGGTACACAAAGGTATTGGTGCAATGGCTAGGGAGGTGTTATAAAAAAACATGTCTGAAACAGATAAAACTTTAGGTGGCATGGTCGAACCAGCTATGGGACCAGGCGGACCAGCGATAGAAGCTCCCGATGATGTAGTCGTAGAGATCGAGGGCGTATCTCCGGGTATAGGTGATCAAGCAATACAGGACATGATCGTTCAGATGAACGAGGATGGTAGTGCAGATTTAATTGATCCTACGGAAGAGGGTCAGGAAGTTCTGGCGGAAGAGTACAGCCACACAGCAAATTTGGCAGAAATACTTGATGATTCTGCTTTAGGCGAACTTTCTTCGGAATTGCTTTCCAAGTGTGAAGAAGACCTTGAGTCTCGAGGCGAGTGGGAAGATGCGCTTGCCAAGGGTCTTAGTCTTTTGGGCATTAACTATGAAGAACGTGACGAGCCCTTTTCTGGTGCAAGTGGTGTTACACATCCTCTGATTTCGCAATCAGTCACGCAGTTCCAATCACAGGCGTACAAAGAAATGTTACCGGCTGGCGGTCCTGTTCGTACTACGGTTGTAGGCGCAGAGTCACCGGAAGTCATGGCACAGGCTAAACGTGTCAAAGATTTCATGAACTATTACGTCACCGAGGTCATGGAAGAGTATGACCCTGACATGGATCAGATGTTGTTCTATCTGCCGTTAGCGGGTTCAACATTCAAGAAAGTTTACTTCGATATCACCAGACGGCGCGCTGTTTCCAAGTTTGTACCGGCTGAAGATCTTGTTGTGAACTACTCTGCCACTGACATTCGCACTGCCGAGCGCATCACACATGTCATTGAGATGTCGGAAAACGAGATCGTGAAGATGCAGTTGTCCACGGTGTACCGTGATGTGGACTTGTCCAGTAATTACGCTACGGAAGAGAACGAAGTCACTGAGAAGATGAACGAGATCTCTGGTCTTCGTCCACCGAGTGACGATGACATGTACACTCTTTACGAAGTGCACACATATCTTGATCTACCCGGCTTCGAAGACAAAGACACTGACGGTGAGCCTACTGGTTTGAAACTTCCATACGTTGTTACGATAGAAAAAAACAGCGGTGCTGTGCTGTCTATCGCTCGTAACTGGGAGGAAGAAGACCCGCAACAGAAACCGTTGCAGCACTTTGTTCATTACAAGTTCCTACCTGGTTTTGGGTTCTATGGCTTTGGTCTGATCCACATGATTGGTGGTTTGTCCCGTGCGGCGACATCGATACTGCGTCAACTGATAGATGCCGGTACGCTGTCAAACCTACCGGCTGGTTTCAAGTCTCGTGGAACGCGTATCAGAAACGATGATGAACCTATTCAACCCGGTGAGTTCAGAGACATTGATGCCCCTGGCGGCGACATTCGTTCTGCCATTCAACCGCTACCGTACAAAGAGCCTTCGGGAACACTGGCACAGCTTCTAGGTGTGTTGGTAGATAGCGGTCAAGCGTATGCCGCGATTGCTGACAACAAAGTCGGTGACATGAACACAAATGCACCGGTGGGTACGACTGTTGCGTTGTTGGAGCGTGGCTCTCGAGTCATGAGTGCAATCCACAAACGGATGCACTACGCACAGAAACAAGAGTTCCGGCTTTTGTCAGCCATCATCGCTGACTCCATCGATGAGTATCCATATGCTCTTGATGTACCCGCAGAGTTTTTGCCGCAAGACTTTGATAGCCGTGTAGATGTACTGCCTGTTTCTGATCCAAACATCTTTTCGATGGCACAGCGTTTGTCTCTTGCACAAACACAGCTACAGCTTGCACAAAGCAATCCCGAAGTTCACAACATCCGTGAAGCATATCGTCGTATGTACGAGGCTCTTGAGGTCAAGAACATCGATAGTATCCTTCAGCCGGAGCCAGAGCCTATGCCTTTAGACCCTGCTTCGGAACACGCATACTTGTTGAGGGGCGAGAAGATACAGGCATTCCCGGGTCAGAACCATGACGCACACATTGCGGCTCACATACAGTTTATGACCATGCCTTTGATTAAAGAAAACCCAATGGTGTTTTCTATGGTTCTCGGAAACATACAAGAGCGCATCGCGCTGAAAGCCCAAGAAGAAGTTCAGATGATGATGCAACAACAAATGCAACAGTTCATGCAAGAACAGATGGCTGCTGGTGTACCGGCTGAAATGATACAGCCACCGCAGATGGATGAGGCACAGATGCAAGCAATGGTTGCGTCGAAAGTTGCAGAGATCACGGTTGATCTACAGCCACAGCTTATGCCACCCGAACCACAAGATCCGTTGGTTGGTATTCGTCAGGCAGAGGTTCAACTGCAAGCCGCTGATCAACAGCGCAAAGCACAGAAAGACCAAGTCGATGCTATGCTTGACCAGACAAGGATTGAGCAACAGGCAATGCAAGCACAAGAACGTTTGCAAGCCACGCGAGAGATTGCTGAAGACCGTGCCGCTGTAAACAGAGAGCGCATAGAAACGCAAGAAGACATCGCTGTTATGAGAGAAATGAACAAGCGATGAGCGACAATAATGTGGGGCAAGGATCCGTTTGGGCGGGTCGTTGGGACGAGTACTTTAGGCTGAAGAAACAAGTTCACGAGTGGCATGAACAAGGTTTTTCTATGGAAGAGATAGAAAACAAGTTACGAAGAGAACTTAGCGGCGTAGATTTGAAGGTGGTGAACGGCTGATGGACTTAGTGAATGCATGGAACGAGTTGAGTTACTTTGACGGTGTGCTTTTTACTATTTGGTTAGGTATTTTGTATGTCGGTAAAAAGAAAATCGACAAGTGGTTAGATTAGATGGCGAATAAAAAGTTAGAACAAGGAAGTAGATACGAAGCCCATGATTTGGACGGCGACGGAGTTGTGACAGACGAAGAGATCGCCCGTGAAAAAGAAATGGTTGAGCTAGAACTGCGAGAGGAAAAGGCAGATGCACAACAGCGGATGGCGTGGATCGCTATGGCAAGCATGTTGGTTTTTACAACAGTCCTTTTTTTACCTGTGGTTCCTACCACTCGTGTTGATGCTCTCGCTGACCTCCTTGGTCTTTTCTATATTGCACAAGCTGGCGTTGTGGGTGCTTACATGGGAGTTTCGGCGTGGATGAGCCGAAAGTAAAAATTTACAGGTACATGGGCAAAATAAATAAATTTAGAGAGTACGAACAGGCTAGAAAACAATGGCGAAAAAGAAACAGCGTAAACTGGAGAGAGTATCAAGCGAGTAAGAAAAAGGGGTTCTAATGCTTAGTGTTATAGGTTCATTGATAGGGTTTGCTAGTAGCACTGCGCCAGCAATCACAGACCATTTCAGACAGAAGAACAGTCAAAAATTCGAACTGGAAAAGATGAAATTTGCCGCTGAATTACGCAAAGACGGCTATGATTTTGAACTGAAAGCGTTTGAAGCACAGGCTGCTGATAAAGAACACGAACGTTTGATGCAACACGACATCAGTATAAACCAAGGCACTGGGTTCATCTCAGCCATGCAAAAATCTGTTCGTCCGGTAATTACCTACTGTTTCTTTGGTTTGTTTCTGGCGATTGAGATCACACTGTTGCGCGAAGCGTTGAATAGTGGGATGAGCGTAGCGGATTCGTTGAATGTTTTGTGGGATGAAGACACAAAAGCAATCTTTGCCGCAATAATTAGTTTTTGGTTTGGTTCTCGTGCAATCGATAAAGCACGAGGAAAGGGCTAGTCAAAACAGAGAAAATCTGTTTAACATCATGTAAAGGTTTTTTAGGAGATTAAAATGTCCCGAATTCGTCGTCCTAGTATTACTCCTCGTCCCGGTGGTCGCCGTCCGGTTGCTGTTCGTCCCGGTGGTCGTCGCCCCGGTTCTGGTAGCCGTCGTCCAACTCGCCCGTCTATGCCTATAGGGGGCCCTGGTTT